CATCATTTAAAAAGAAGACATTAAAAGGAAGTGCCAGTGTTTATGATTTTCAATCAAACGCACCAACAGGAACAAGACAGGTGTTTTCAAAAAAGGGAACTCAAATTTATGATAATAACTTTAATGTTATTTATACATATGATACTGCATGTTTGGGAATGACAATAACAGGAACCAAAGGTGTAGAAATGTATTCTGTAATTATTGGAAAAGATTTTTCAAATGGTATTGCAGGGTTTGTATTTAAAAATGACGTAGAAAATATATAATATGAAAAAAGAAAATATAATATTAATTGCATTAGGTTTGTTAGGAGTTGGATTTTATATTTATTTAAAAAATAAAAAAGGTGGTGCAATGGATAGTGTTAATGCTACAGGTACACCTGCTCCATCAACTCCATATCAACCATTGAACTCAATTTCATTAAATGCAAAAACAATTCCTCCACAGGAGGATGTTTATAAAGTAAAGTTCTCATTAGGTAAAATCCCAAATACAATATAATTATGTCAAATGTAAGTATAAATATTTTGAAGTTTGAAGTGGACCAATTTGTTACTTCAACCTCAATTTATGTTGGAGGTGAAAATTATAATAGTCTTGTTTTTATTAATTATGGCACTTCAGTAGTAAATATTGATGCAGTTGTATTGCAACCAAATCAGCAATTTGAAATTGGAGGCAATACAGGTGAAATAACAACGCAAAGATTTTTTGTAAATTTTGGAACTTCAACAACAGGAAACAATTGTGTTATTGTTAGGAAACGATATACTAATATATAAATTAAAATAACATGGCAGGTTTAAGACAAACAATAGATATATTAAATCAGAAGGGAACCCCTGCATTCTATACGGACACTTTTGCCAATAGACCTGCATTTGGTTTTAAAGGAAGGGTTTTTATTGCTTCAGATACTCAAGCAATTTATGAGGACACTGGAACTTCATGGACATTGATTGCAAATGTTGGTGTATCAACAACTCCAAATTTGCAAAGTGTATGTACAGCGGGAAATAGTTATAGTGGTGATGCATATTTTGCAAGTTCAGTAAGAATTGGAACGGGTAATGTCACAAATTTTGGAAATACTTTGGTTGGTCGTTCATCAATGCAAACAAGCGGTGCAGCCAATTTTAATACCGTTGTTGGGTATTACGCATTAGCGGGTGCAGGTGGAACTTCGCCTACAGGAGATAACAATACTTGTATTGGTTATCTAACGGGTAATTTGCAAACAAGTGCAAGTGGAAATACTTTTATAGGTTCACAAGCAGGTAGTGTTATAACGGGCGGAGGTCAAAATACAATGGTAGGTTATCAATGCGGAAATGATAGCACAACAGGAAGTTCAAACGTTGGTCTTGGTTATGGAGTTAAATTTTCTTCACAAGGATATGGAAACACTAATATTGGAGGTTATGCAGGAAATAGTCAAACTGCAACAAATAATTACAATAATATTTTTATTGGTTATTTAAGTGGATATGGTTTTACAAGTGGCAATCAAAATACAATGATTGGTAGTAATCAAAACTTTTTTAGTGGAGGTATTTTTAGTAATAACGTAATATTGGCAGATGGTGCAGGAAATGCAACATATTGGAAACGTTCAAATGGAAACATCAATATTAACGGAGGTTCAGATAATGGTATTGATGTTTTACAAGTTACAGGAAGTATTTACGCAAGTACCCAATCTATGACAGGTACTACATGGAGTACAAATACTACTTTAACTTTAGCCACTGCTAATTATTACTATGTATATGTTGGTACAGGTGGAAATACTATCACTTTGCCAACTCCATCAGGAAATAATAGAATATATGTATTTATAAATCCTTCTCCAGTTACTTGTATTTTGTCAACGGGTGGAGGTGGTGTTAACTTTATTGTCAAAGGTAGTTTAACACCTGTGAGTTCAATAACAGCGGGAGCAAATACTGCTTTAATGTTTATTGCAGACGGAAGTTTCAAATTTTATCAAATAGTTTAAAATAAAAAATATGAAAGAAATAAAACCTAAACAAATTTGGTTTAATGGTGCGGAATATAACGCAACATTGTTCCAATATTATGGTACGTTTGATAATCAAACAACACAAGCACAATTTTATTTTGCATTTTATACGGGTACTATTGAATATCCCGAATTAAAATTATCAAGTGGAAACTTATACATGGACCAACCACAATATGATGAGTATAACACATCATTAAATAGTAGTGAATATGCTAAAAATTGGATATGTTCAAAATTGGGAGTTGAGTTAATTTAACATTTTTAACTTTTAAATAAATAAACATGAATCAAAAACAAGCAATTGAATTAATTAAAGAAGTAATTGACAAATCTTTAAAAGCAGGTTTATACAATGAAATTGAAACCGCAGTCAATGTACACTTTGCATGGCAACAAATTTTACAAAGTATTCCAAAAGTTGAAGTAATTGAACCACAATAATACTATAACAGGGTCCGCAACAAGTGTTGGTGCGTATATGCTCTCAATAACTGAAACAAATGCATATATGCAATTGGGTTTGGGTTTATTGAGTGGCATTGCATCCATTTATACAATTTGGAATATTTATAATCAAAATAAAAAGAAAAATGAAAAATCCTAAAACTACAATTTTTGGTTTGTTAGGTGCAATTGGCACTTATTTAGCAACAAATACCACAGGCAAGATACAAGTAATTGGGTCAATCGTTGCAAGTGTGGGAGCATTTTTAACGGGTGCATCTGCACAGGATTCAAAATAATTTTATGAATAAAAAAACCACTATAGCCACAATCGTTGTAGGGGTGGCAATATTATATATGTTAAGAAAAAAAATAGCAACTGCGTTAAATTCAACTCCATTTGGCTCCATCAGTGATAGTTTATTTAATATAATAAGCAAATTTGAGGGATTTTATGCGGTTGCTTATCCCGATGGCAAAGGATATTCCGTTGGATATGGTTCACAATTCAATTGGGATAAAAATAGACCTGTGCAAAAGGGTGATGTAATTGACAAAGCAACTGCAAAGCAATGGTTATTAAATGAAGCACAAAAAGACTATAGTTACGTTCAGTCATTAGTTCGGGTTCCTATGAATGACAATCAAACACTGGCATTAAGTTCATTTGCTTATAATGTAGGCAAAGGAGCATTTGCAGGAAGCACATTGCTTAAACTACTTAATGCAGGTCAACCTGCAAATGTAGTGGCAAATGAGTTTGACAAATGGACCATATATCAAGGGATCCCTAACAAAGGGTTAATTGCCCGTAGGGGTGCGGAAAAACAATTGTTTTTATCATAGATTCAGGTTTGTTGCATAGTTTAGTTTGAAAACGAGAAAGGAGGCTAATTGCCTCCTTTTTTAATATATATGCGTTCAACAAATGATTTTGTTTCCTTATCATACATATTGACATAGTGTGCGTTTATACCCCCCAAAAAACGCATAAAACTATTCAAATTTGATATATTCCTATATTTTCGAGGGTTTCCCCCATTTTCAAAGAAAACGACCCCTGTAAAGAGTTTTTTAGGCATTTTTAAGGGGTTTGTCCTTTATTACAAAATATCTAACATTTTCCTGCCTAACTGCCCTAATTTTCCTGCTAATGCACAAATGAGATACTGCACTTAATATCTGCATCCTGTCAATTGCCATGATGTCGTAAAGGTCGGTTAATGATACTACTTTGCGTTTTTGAATAATGAAGTAAATTTTTTGTTTGTTTGTCATGTTTAGATTATTTTTGTGATGAAAAATGTTGCCGTAAAAGGATGAATGTTAGTAAATTCATAACCCTGCCTTAAAAAAGCAGGGTTCTTTTTTTTTACTTACTGAGGTAATCAATATGTGCCTTTGCACTTGTTAATGTTTTGTGTGAGGAATTGTCAATGGAGGTAACATAATCATCACCTATTAGATGAATCCAATACCCCATATAATACCATTTTTTTTGTTTCTTCATTTTGATATGATTTTGATAAATTAAATTTTTTCATCCATGTGTAAGTAGTTCGTTCAGTTATTCCCAATAATTTGGAGGCATCTTTTATTGTGCCTCCTTTATTTAATGCCTTAATTAACATTTTTTCATAATGATAGTCAAAGTTTAAAATTTCATCCTGCATATTATTTGTTTATAATTTTATAAAATAATGATTTTAAAATTTCCCAAATTATAATAGCTATAATATATTTCATACTATTTATTTTTTGGTTTTAATATTGATATTTCAAACAAATGAGTTAACAATACCCATAACATTGTAATTATTGCATATGTAATTGCTACAGGTAATAAAATAAAAATGAGATACAATCTTCTTATAAATGTCATAAATTAAAAGTTAAAAATGTTAGATAATTTTATATTTATTATTCATGTCTTTTACAATCATGCCTTTGCTTATCCAAATTTTCATAAGTTGTTTGGCATAGGTATTTGATTCTGCAGTTCGTTCCTTAATTTCATCCACAACATCACTATAAAGCATTGGAATAGTTACAATTTGATTGCAAAGTCTTTTTGACTCCATTATATCCAAATCAGATGCCTTCCTTGATTTTGCTTTTACGGAATCATTTGCAACTTGTTGCATCCTGCCATTAAAATTCATTAATGATATTGGTTCAAAGTCTGCATCACTCCTCATGAACCTGCTTTGCATAACGTAGGTATTTGTTTCCTTGTCTTTTCTAATTTCCAGTGTGGATTGTGCAAACCTATCAGAATGGGACCCAATTACTCCTGTGGTATGGTCGTTGGATTTATTAAAATGCAAAACTGAAATAATAAGTAGGTCATAAACTTTGGTAATTTTTTTCAACCATTTAGTAAGGTTCGATGCTTCATCTTCATTATTGTAGTTATTTATTAAGTCCAACATTCCATCCAAAACTAAAACGGAGCAGTCTTTGTTCATTTCAAGGTACCTGTCAACCATTTGCCTTATAATGATTGAGGAATCCTCCCTAACTTGAAATGAATCAAAGTTAGGAGGCAATATACTTAACCCTGCAAAATCTTTTATTTGCTCAATGCGTTTATAGTAATCATAATCACTACTTTCAGTATCAAACAAACAAATCTTCCTGCGTTCTGCAGGAAGATTGATTTTCATTGTAAATATATCATGAGGTGTAAATGCGGAGGCAATACATGAATTGAGGTAACTTGATTTTCCTGCCTTTGGCAATCCCCCAAAGATTATATATGCCATCGTGGACCCAACCACTTTGTTGCCAATTTTTAGAATTACGTTTTCCTCCTTTGGTTGATAAAGTGGATTGTATTGTCTTAATATCAATAACTCATCAATGGAATTTTGAATGTTAGTATTTGTTTCCATTTAGATATTTTGAAGTAAAGCACAAATTATAAAAGCAATAATCAAAATAATTATTGCTTCAATTCCATTATTGGATGATGGAGGTGGTGTTTGTTTTTTCATCGTTAATTTCATTTGTTTTGTTATCAATTAATTCAAGAAAATGAACTGCATCCTTAATTACATATTTCATTATATCATGGTCATGCTCTAAGCCATTTCTTTTTGGATATGTGCAATACATTTTTAATGCAAAATATTCCAATCTTGAAAGTCCTGCGTTGGGTATTATCATTCTGCCTAATGAATCCTGCAATGGCATGGATGGAAATGCAGGTTGTGTTAATTTTAATTTGTTCATTTTTTATTGATTTTGGTGATTAATGTCATCCATTATAATTTGCATATCAGCCCATGATGTTTGTAAATGAGAATGTATTTTTCCAATTTCAAAAATCATTTTCAAAACATCATCGTTTCCTTTTTGAAATATTGAATCCAAATCATCAATAACCGAATTTAAAATTTCTAGTTCGGTTTCTAGTTTTGTGTATTGTTTATCACTCAATACCATGTTTAAATTTGTTTGTTTCATAGTTTAATTTTTGATTAATAATAAATAGATTTTTCAATTTGTTTTCGTTCTCTTTTTGGCAATTCATCCACAATAGTCAAATACTTATCAAATGCATTTTCGCATTTTCTATCATATTGCCTTACAATTTTTTCATCATCCGTATCATACGCAAGGTTTCTAAAATCATTCAATGCATTATATTTTATAATCCATTCAACTGCTTTGTTAACTTTTGATTGATGCAATTTGTTAATTGCTTTAATTTTAATTTCCATGATTAATAAATTTTAATTTTTATATAATTTTCACCTGCTTTTCTATCAGTTGAAATAAATACCCCATTGTAAAAAAATCCTATGTATATAAACTTATCCTTTGCATATGTGGATGGCAATACTTGAAATACATGATTGCTATTTGTTACCATATATTCTGAACCTCCCTGTACATTAAATTGGTCGTAATCAGTTTTTTTCATTGGATAACCAAATGTGAAAATGTTAGTTGCTCGTTTTTTTAAATAGTTGCGTGTTAGAATTTTCATTTTACAAATTTTTTAATGTGAATTTTAATGATTCAATATCCCTGTTGCATTGATCAATAGAATCTTCAATAAGATTTTTAATTTCATTCTCCAACAGGTAAGGGAATGTGTATTGGTCTAAAATAATAAAATCATGTTTGAAACCATTTTTTGCTTCAAACATTAATCTAATGTTTTGCCAATTTTTAAGTTGTTGTAATTGCTCCAACCTTGTAAGTTTTTGTTGGATGCGTTGCAAGTCCAGAAGTACATGATACTCAAGATGGGATTGTGCCATAACTATAATTTTAAATGTTAGTAATATTCAAATTTAGTAAAATTTGACATATAACCTAAAAAACTATGGTTTTTATTAAAATAAAGGTGAAAAATGTTAGATAAAACGGAGGTTTATAGTCAATTCTGAATTTATTTTTAACCCCCTACAGGGGTGTAAAAATAAATTTTTTCTACGAAAATAAGACAAATATGACTTTAATTTTTTCCACAATTGGCAAAATTTAACATTTACGGGGGTAAAATGGCTAAAAAAGGCATCCAAGTGCCATCCAAGTTGGACTAAATTTATTTTTGGGAATATTGCCGTTTATTACCGAACTTTGAATAATGGGCAAAAAAGTATGGCTAATTCCATTATCAATCATATTGTTCATTGGCTATAAAAAATTAAATATTGCCAAAAGGTTTAGTGTGAATATATGGGGTTTTGATTTTAGTACATTAAGTTTATTGAATCCTGTACTAACATTAAGAGTTGAAATTTTGAATCCAACGGACGCAACTGCAGAGTTGCAAAATATAAAAGGTAGTTTGAAATGTGATGGTGTTTATGTTGGTAATGTGAAAGGAATAACTCAAACAACTATAAAAACAGGTTCAACTATTTTTGATTTTCCAATTTTGTTAGACTTTGAAGGAATTTTTAATGTTATAACTAAATTGAAAACACAAGGAATAAATTTTGATTTTAATGGTACTATGGTAATTGATAATATCACATTGCCCTTAAATTTTCAATATAACACATGATAAATAAAGATTTAATCATAAGCAAATTGCCTCCATTTTTGAACCAACAAAATGTTGTAGTTCAAAATCAAGATGTAAAAGATATCATAAATGGTATTTTATACACTCATGATAAGTATGCAAAAGACTATGATAAAATTTCACAATACTTTGAAGGACATGATATAAATGAAACTGCTCAAAATATATTTAATTTTCTTAAAAAAAATATTATATATAAAGTAGAATCAGAAAATAGGCAAATGCTAAAATCACCTGCATCATTTTTAAGTACTGGTGTTGGTGATTGCAAATCACTTGCATTATTTATTAACGGGGTTTTAGATTCATTACGAAGAAAAAATGGTGATTCATACCAATTAATGTACAGGTTTGCATCATATGATGCATTTAATAAAACTCCTCAACATGTTTTTGCAGTTGTAAAGGATGGAGGTACAGAATATTGGGTTGACCCTGTTTTGCCAAATTATAATCAAAAAAAGCAACCATCATATTATCAAGATAAAAAAATAAAAAGTATGTCATTAATATCATTATCAGGTGTTGACAATTACGATGAATCATCAGTCAACGGAGTTGACAATTACGATGAAGCAAAAGTCAATGGAGTTTACACAAAAAATGTAAATTATCAAGGAAGACAACAAATGAGTGGCTATAGTGGAAGTAGTCATTATTCCTCCACAGGAAACAAAATGGGTTTTGCATTTGTACCTTTAGTTTCTGCAGGTGTAAAAGCATTACCATCATTATTGGAATCAGCAAAAAAATTCTTACCATTATTAAGTTCGTTAAGTAATAACGCAAACCCAAATGATTGGAAAGGATGGGATGCACAGGACCAAAGAGCAGGGAAACCATTGGGTTCAAGTGCAGGAAGTTGGGTTAATCAAGATGGGGATTCAGTTTTAAATGAAGCATCGAATATATTGTCTTATATAAATGCATATGGAATTGAAAAAGTTTTAGGACCAAATGCATATACTACTTCAAATGTTACATTTGATGATGTTATAAATAAATTACGCAAAGGAGGTTTATATAAAGAAGCAGATTTATTAATTGCAACTCAAAGTAAGAATCCATTAAAAAAATTATTAGATGCAGGTTCAAATGCAAATAAACAAGCAGGAATAAGTCCGTTGGTTATATTGGCATTAGTTGGAGCAGGTGCATATTTTTTCACTCGTAAAAAATCATCATAATGACTCAAGCACAAAAAATAGCAAAAGCAAAATTTAAACAAGCAATTGAGTATAGAAAAAAGACTGGTGTTTCATTAAAAGAAGCATTTGCTCATATATACGGAAAAAAGAAAGTTGGTGTTGTTAAAAAGAAAACTGCTAAAAAGAAAACTGCTAAAAAAATTGCAGGACCAAAAGAATCAGCATCATTAAGAAAAGAACTTGCTAAAAAGAATTTAAAGATGCCACATGGTTATGAAACTATTAAACGCAAAAGAAAAATTAGCGGAGTTCGTAAAAAGAAAATTAGTGAGCAATCAATTCTTAATAAAATTCATAAAGTCAAACATGATGTTGAAAAATTGGATGAATCACAACACAAACATATGATGGGTTTTGTAGGTGGAAAAGTTGGATATGTATTAGATAAGTATAATCGTTTAAAAAGAAAATAAAATGAAAGTAGCTAACTTAATGAGTTCAAGTGGAAATAAAGTTGCAAATCAATTTGTAATTGAAACAGGAAGTAAAATATATTTTCAATCTTATAATTCAATTATTGCAGAAATAGATGGAGGTCAAATTTATGTTGACCCTGTGTATTATAATTATTCCAAAACAACTTCAAAATATTTATATAGATTCTTAAACTTAAATAAAAAAGAAATAGAATCATATCTAAAAACAGGAAAAATAAAATTCAAAAATCTTAATTAAAATTTTCATCATTAAAAAAAAACAAAATGAGAAGAAGAAAATCACACGCAAAAAAACGCCATCACACAAAACGCAGACATAAAGTATCTGGTATTGGTGGTTCGTTAATGAGTTCTGCCTATGTTATTGGTGGAGCAATTTTAGCTCAAGCCGTTGTAAAATACGGAGTTGACAAAGCATTGGCAAGTTCAACAATGAGTCCTATGTATAAAGGAGTTATTGAAGGAGCAACCCCAATTGCATTAGGTATTTTAACACCACGATTTATCAAAGGTGATGTAGGTATGAAATTAGGTGCAGGTATGATTGCCGTTGGTGGTTTGAAATTGGTACAGGCTACAGGAGTGTTAGCAGGTATTGGTGCAATGCCCAATGTGTATAGCAATTCCCCTGTAAAAACAATTGCAGGATATCAAGGTGCAAGTAAAGGAACTTATATCGCAGGTATTGATTCAAGAACAGGAGCAATGTTAGAAGCAATCTAATAAACAACATTTTTAACCTTTATTAAAAAATAAAATAAAATAAAATAACATGGCAAGTCAAATTGGAAATCGTTTAGTTTTTGATAACGCAAGAACGTTAATCAATCAAATAGGATATGATACTGAACACGCAGTATTAACTCCATCATTTTTAAGAAGTGAAGTTTTATTAACTACTTCATCTGCACAATATCATGTACCTGTATTGGTTAATGATAATCAAAATGGAACCCCAACCGTTAGAGAACAACGTTTAGCACTTCAAGACCTGTTTATTGTTGCTCAAATTCAGTTTTTATTGGTAAGTGGTAGTTCTACTACAGGTAGTGCAAAAAACTACACTTATCCTAACTTAACTGCATTCTCAACAGGAGCAGCACAATTGTATAACGTTTATAATGGTTATTTTAATATTCAAGTTAATAACCAAAACATTCTTCCAAAATGGAGTATGTTACAACATTTAGATATTCCACAAACACAACAAAACACTAACTTTAACGCTGCAACTGCAACATCACCTGCTCAATATACAATTGACCAAGTGTCTATGGACCAATTCGGTTTACAAATTTGTGAACCAAATATTGTGTTAAATGGTGCGTCTAATATTAACGCAAGTATAGTATTACCTGCTGCTCCAAGTACACTTGATTCAAATACATACGTTGCTTGTTTATGGTACGGGGTATTGGCACAAAATTGTACTTCAGTTAAGTAATTTTTTTACTTATTACTTTGGTGAAGTTATACACTACTGCAGAGGGGTCAGTTAATACCCCTCATTTTTAAATTTATAAAATAGTTTTTATGATAAGAATTGAAAGGTTTGAGGCAGTTGAAATACCTGTTCCATCAAGTTCAACGTTAACACGTTTTTATTTTCCCGACCTTCCTAATTTGCGTAACGCAAAGGTAACTGCTATTCAAGTTTATACTGCGGGTTCAATTTCTGCAACTCCATTAACAGGTTCAACTCCTGTAACTACTGCGGATTTAAAGAAAACTTCTTTAACTCTTTATGAAGGTGATTTGCAATTGATTTATAATATTCCAATATTAAATTTCAACGCACTTGTAAATAGTGCTTCCGACCCCTATACATTTGAATTACCAGCTATAAACGGAATCACAATAAGTTGGGTAAAATCATATGTAGTATTGCCATCTGCATTAGCGACCACAGGTGTTGCCTATTCATTTGGTGTGTATTATCATTTTTAAAAAATAATGTATGCGTGTAAATAAGGCACAAATTACAGGCACACAAGGAATAATGGAGTGGTTTGACAATACTGCAACCACTCCATACTATTCTGTTTGGTGCGGTAATCAATTGTTAGAAAGTTGGAACGATGAAGATTTTGATGCGGGTCGTAATAAATTAGAAATGAATTTATCAGCATTTGAACAAAATAATGTTGGTGATTTATTAACAATAAAATTGCATCCACACATGGAGAAAGGTTTTATAACAAGCAAAACTCCAATTTATAGTTCAAGAAATATACGACCATGTGAATTGGAAAAAGCAATTTACAATACAAGCTCGGTTGGTGGAAATACGGGTTATGAAAGTTCTATACACAAATTGATTGAAAATCAAAATTTGATTTTAAGTAAATTAAATAGTGAGGAATTTAATGATGAGGATGAGCATGAAGAAGAATCCACATTGGGTTCTTTTATAAAAAATCCAGCTATTCAAGGAATGATGATTGCAGGAATATCAAAATTTTTAGGTTTAAATGAAGTTGGAAACGCACAAACAGGAATTGCAGGAATAAATGATGCAAATGATGATGCAGTTTCAATTTTACAATCATTAATGAGTAAAGGTGTAACTATAGAACATTTGAAAGCATTGGATTCTATGTCTCAAACAAAATTAAGTTCATTGTTATTAATGTTATAACATTTTTAACTTTTAATATATGACAAACGAAAATAAAATATTAGCACAAAAAACTTTAACTTATGCAATTGGTATTGGAGCAGGTTATTTTTTAGTATTAAAACCTTTGCTTGTAAAGTTTGGTATATTAAAAAGTGCGGATGAATTAGCACAGGAACAAAAACAAAGTTCCACTTTGCAACTTTTTTTAGACTATAACCCTGCAAAATTGACAAAATCAATTGGTGAATGGCAATTGATTGCAAATACAATTTATGCAGATTTAAAAGATTTGGCAATATTAGATAATGTTAATGATGCATTGTATCAATTAACAAGAGTAAAAAATGATGATGATGTAAAAGCATTAATTTCAACATTTGGAAAACGTAGTGTTACTGCATTCGGTCAATCATATGGAACTGCATATGAATTGCCTGCATTTTTAAAAAATTCTAATCTATCAAATGGTGAAATAGAATCAATAAATAGCAACTATAATCGTAAAAATATAAAATTCAGATTTTAACATGGAAGCAACAACAAAAAAAATATTAGGGTCATTAGGTTTGTTAGGTATTGGAATAATTATATTCTCATCATTTAAAAAGAAGACATTAAAAGGAAGTGCCAGTGTTTATGATTTTCAATCAAACGCACCAACAGGAACAAGACAGGTGTTTTCAAAAAAGGGAACTCAAATTTATGATAATAACTTTA